TTAGGTACATACATGTTGTAATCCGCAGTAGTACAGATGTAGATAGAATCTGCTCTGTCTGTTTCAATCATTTCAATCGCTTCTTCCACCAAGTTAGAATGGTTATAATAATCAACACCAGGTGTTGTGAAGATGTTAATGTTAACCGCTTCAGGATTTTCAAATGTTTTCTGACCCAATAAGTAAGCGTAGTAATCAGTATTTGCCCAATCAGTTTGATTTTCACCTACAGTAATTTGTTTAAACTGTCCCCATCCTGTTGCAGTTGGGAATGAAGGTGAAGGAGTAGCACCTGCCAAGTAACCAGTACCACCTAAACGGAATGTGTCTTTATTTGAACGGAATTCTCTATAAACATCCCAACCATCAAAACCACCTTTAGGTAATAATGTAAACTTACGTGTATTAAGTTTGTAATATGGATTTGTTTGAGAAGTTGGTTCACTTCTAAATTCAGCCACACCTACTTCAAACGCAGTTTCACCTGAAGTTACAAATTGACCTGAAATTGTAACAACCGTAGCTCCTGAATCCATGTGGAAACCTTTTGTTAGATAAGCCCAATCATTACCTTCGGTTGCAGTACCCAAGTTAGTTGGGTTTTGTTTACCTTTATACATGAAGAAGTCAGAATCAATACCTACAGTATTTGAAATACCTAAGTAAGTCTTTCTTACTTTATCACCCGCACTTCTTGTAGAATTATCATTTCCATTAGTAGTACCGAATGGTGGATTATAAATTATTTCACCAGGTGTGTTATATTTAGTCTTGTATGCAATAAATGGACTCTTAACTCCTGAGTACTCTCTAAAGTTATAACCTTCGAAACCACAAGGAAGTGCATCGATTGGTGCATCTTCATCCATTTCTAACATAATAAATTTAGACTTAAGTTCAAACTCACCATTTGATGTACCAACTTTCTTAGCTACGTATCCATTTTCACCAGGATTCATCGTACAGTTAGTGAATTTCTCAATTACCACAGGATTTGCATCAGTATCGAAGAAATCACGAACGATAATATCAAATGTTAAGTTAGCAAATGAGATATTAGCAATTGAAATTTTTATTTCATTATTTGCTGCGTTACCATCAGAAATTGAAATAAACCTAAATAATCTATCAACTTGAGAACCTCTTAATTCTGAAACCACAAATGGTGTTGACGGTGTTTGATATTGTTCTAAATACCAACCAATTGAAGTATTGTTACCATCATCTTCTCTAGCCGAAGGTAAAGCAGTAAGGTTACAGTTCAAACCACGAATTTTACCTTTTCTATATCCTTCAGTCAATAATGAGTAATAAACTTCCTCAGCAAATACAGGAACCTCTGTTCTATTTTTACCAAAGTTTGTACCACCAAATACTTTATTTATATAGTTAGTATCTGATAATGAGAACGATGTTTTGAATGTGAATACATCACCATCATTAGTCACACCTGAAATACCAAATGGTGAGTAAGGGTTTTTCTGAACTGCTTCATACTCACCTGTACAATCCATAACAACTTGTGATACTCCACTCGCAATATATACTGGACCACCGTCACTATCATTGTTAATACCTCTTGAACGAAGTGTTGTAACTACTAAATCATTATACTCAGTAAACGCAGTTGCATTGTAACTCAAAACCGTACCACTAATAGTACCATTAAACGCACCATTACCATTATCTGTTAATGACGTAACAACTCCGTTAAATGAAATACCTGAGTAATTATCACCCGTACCTGGTTCGAAACAACCGTAGTACCAAGGGTCCATTAATGAATCGTCGTAATCTGCAACTGAATTGTATAGACCGTCAACAGATAAGAAGTTATTACTATCTGAAACAGTATATCCAGCACCAGTAAATGAGTTATACACTGCATCTGTAACTACACCCCATTGAGCACCTGTAGTAGCACTTAATGAGTTAGTAATCATTATACCGTTTAAGAATGATTGCATTTGACCCGACATTGTTGTAGAGTCTCCATTGTATAATGTGATTGAATCGTTGATATAATCAATAATCGGAGCAGGAAATGAAGTAGTGAAGTTAATACCTGAAGTAGAACCTGTATTACCCGAGAAGTTTACTGACCATGTTGCCTCTGTTGGTGTAGATAATGTTGCGGGGTCTAAATTTGCTTGTGTCGTAATTGACCAAGATGGACCTGCATCATAACCTGACAACCCTAATACTCTTGTCACGAATAATTGATTAGATTGTTGTAAATACGCCTTCGCTATGTAAGCGGCTTCATATTTTGGAATCTGCGTGTTTACAAATTTTGTTGGATTTGTACCTCCGAAGTAAGCTTGAAATTCGTCGAAGTTGGAGATAAATATAGGTTCGAATGCTGGACCCGATAAGGTCTCACCAACAATACCCATAGTAGTTACACCTACACTCTGTGCCACGAAACTCAAGTCTCTTTCTGATGTATAAACACCCGGAGAAACGAAAACTTTGTTTGAACTTGCCATGTTTTTTAATTTCTTAAGAATTTATTTTTATTATAAATATTTGGAAAAATCTTAAAAAACATTTACACCAGCCCTATATTTATCGATTAGGGAGAATTTTTTCTGCCTTTTTTCACACTAATATTATGAAAGACATAAAGAATATTAAGATATCTACAGAGGTTCACTCAACACTAAAAGAGTATTGTGATGAGAATGGATTGAAGATGTATAAGTTTTTGGAGAAGTTAATTATGGACAAATGTTCTCGTCCAAAGGATATCTACGGTGAATAAATTATAACAACTTAGCGGTTGTATATATTCGTGCTTCACCATCCACATCTTTATCTACAACGAACCTTACCAAGTCATTAGTATTGATTTGAATCTTACTCAAATCATCACCAACATAATCGTTGTTAATGTAAACTGAGAAACTATCTACATTATATGTTTCGTTCAAATATAAATCGGCAGTGTATCTGAAAGTTTCACTCAACTCAGTATTCCCACTTACAAATAATAAATCCACAGGAAACTCGTTAGGGTTTTCAGGTTTTGGTTCAACCTTTCTCGATGAGTTAAGTTGTGACACCTCATACATTGTAAGTGCTCTTGAAATACCTGGACTTACTTCAAATTCTTCTTCATCCATTAAGAAACCTAACATTGTGAACTCATAGTTTTGGATGTAGTATTTTCTTTTGTCAATGTCTAAGACAGACTCATCTGAAATGTTGTTTAATATAATAGGAATGTAGTGACCCTTTATATTAGTATACGCTTGACGGGATGCAAAGTTTTGTAATACGTTTTTGTTGAATTCATTCAACGACCTCATTCTGTTTACAAACAGTTTAACATTATAAGTAATATCAACAGGAATAGGTTGAGGAATTTTATAGACATCAACACCTTTTCTTTGTCCGTCCCAAGTTGGTACTTTAGCATAATAAAATTGTTTTCTATTTGGTATAGTATATTGTAATGATGGGTTGGTACCATAAGGAACCTCAGGTTGTCTTACTGTTGACACAAAAGGTGGTTTCACGTTCTTATCCAAATCTTGGAAGTTCCATGTCTCAGTAAACTGAGCCCAATTCTGTGTGGTGATAATAATATCTACAGTAGGTATAACCTTACCATCCATAAATGTTTTCAAATCATTCTTAACGAAGTCCAACATACCACGGTCCAAATCTGCATGACCTATACCTTTTGGCAAATAAGTTCCATCCTTTTGAATATCTTCCAAAAGTTGTTCCCTTCTTGCAAGTCCCGTTTTATTAGGAATGAGGTCAAGTGTCTTTTTTATTTTCTTTGGTAATGCCATTAGATTCCGTTGAATTCATCATTTGATACCGGCGATGCAGTGATACTGCGGTAATATGGTTTATAACCACCATAAGTGTGCCTGTTATCCGAGGTGATACGACCGTCATCAACGACGGAATAATATCTAACTCTATCTTCTTTTTCATAATAACCAATGTAGTCTCCGAACTCAATGTCGACACCCATCTCATCTAAATAAGATTGATAGATACCCACTTTAAGATTACCTGGTTCTACTTGTCCAATTCTTGATGACCCCATAAACGCATTTGTAGGAGCCTCAATCTGAACATAACCTTTAAGTTCCACAGGTGCATGGTACTGAATACCTTCAGATACAACCTCACCATAGACATCATCTTTTTTCGTCCTTTGTTTATCA